TCAAAATTCCGCCGCTCCAAACCAACACGCCCATGCGTACAAATGTACTAATGATTGCTGCCTGTTCTTCTTGATCAGGAAGTAAGTTTTCCTTTAGTTTACTCAAAGGGCCTTTCTTTTTTTCAGGCTTCTTTTCTTCCGTGACTACTTCTTCGGGCATACTTATTCCTATTAAGGCATCACTATTTAGTAATTAAATTATTGTCCACCACGAGGATACATGATACCTACTCTTGGTCTCTTATCATCGTTATAACTTTCTGTCTTCCTATCTAATTCATTAATGTTACCAAAATTATTAGACCTTCCTACAGTCATAGTACCATTAGAGGTAGTCCAATTAGATGCTGTAGTAAGTCCTACTCTATCCACAGCATCCATCACTACATTATCCGATACAGCAGTAGTTAATTTTGCAATAGTAAAGTTAGCCATTAAACCTTCCTCGCACAGAATAACAATCCACGAGTTCTTGTAGTCTGATTATAATTACCAGTAATCACTGTCCAAACTTCACTACCACTTATAGTAATAGTATCTCCTTGTTGTATGTTAGTAGAAGGAGAAGCATAATCAAAGTCAATCATTGCAAAGTCATCAGGCATATTATATGGTGAAGGAACCATCACAGCATTCAATGGTAGACCTTTAACTACTGCATTGTAATCTGCATCGGGGTTAACACTCTTTACACTACCTGCAGGGTTCTGGTTTACATCATACGTAGCATCTCTATTGTAGATTCTGATATGACCAGAATCAATATAAGACTGAGGGGCACCAGTGACGTTAGATGACCATTCAGTTTTAAGACCATCATTGTATCTGTCATAAGCAGATTCTGCCATCCTCTTATTATAATAAGAATAATCTGAAGTACCATATGGATAAGTTATAATATCAATTCCAGCTCTATACTGTTCTGATGTATATGGTTGTATCATTGTTACTCCACCTAACCAAACATTGTCAAGATCCCATACATCTGTAGTAAAGTTATGAGGTATGAATGTTAGGAAAGTATTATCTCTCAGTTTTGTAGAAGATAATGTAGGTTGTCTGTAAGATAGAACAACAAACTTAGGATCGATCCCAGATCTAAAGACATTAAGATCTAACTGATATGAATTAGAAGAAGCAACTATATGTGCATCACCCTGTCCTCTGAAATAAGAAGACTTAGGATTTGTATATAGTTCTCCGTTACTGTCACCAACACTCCATTGAGTATCTAAAAATGTATCACCTGCTAATCTAGGCCCACCCTTACTAGAAGAATAATCACCTGGCCCATTACCATCACCAGTAAGATCCCAATCCTTTGGATGACAAAATGGCCCAGCACCCATTTCTATAGTCGTGAGACTCTGTGCAGAGTATGATCTATAAGTTACTCCATACTTTTTATTATCCTGAACCTTTTGTCTTAGTATTCCGTATGGATATGTAAGATTTGCATTAACATTCTTGGTATAGAAAGCAGTAGTAGTTGATCCATAAGATACACTATTATCAACGAATACTGTACAACCCCAACCTATACCACCAGCAGCACTACCTGAAGCCTCTCCAGGCAAGAAAGATAGATACTCTCCATTGGTATATCCATATCCAGACCTATTAACATAAACATATTGTGGATTACCATAATATCTCTGCACCCAGAATGAAGCATCAGTTCCTACACCACTTGATGTATACTGTTCTGCGTCTGCCCATGAAATATAACTATAAGTTAGATTATGTGGATCCTGTTGATACATACCCCTATCAACCAGACCAGTAATAATACCAGTATGGTTACACTCATCATGCCAATCCAACCATGTGTAGGCACTCTCCAACTGAGTTATCATATCCGCCTTCGTATAAGAGGCATTGATTGAAAAAGTATTCGTACTAATTGCCATTGTTTTAAGCTTCTAGTTGTAGGATAGTAAGATAACCCGTGATAGATTGGGTATGAGTAGAGAGATTTTTAATTGATGCGTAAATGGTTGTCCCAACAGGGTTGTCCATGTTACCACCCATAGTATATGGAGAGAAGATTGCACCTGTTGTAAATCCAACAGACTTAAACTCACCAATAACACCAGCGCCTGGCGCAGGGTCTTCCCCTACACTACGATGAGCGTCAGCAGCTCTAGATGCACTATCAGTATATATGCGAATCCATGCATCGGTAGAGAGTCCTACTCTCATCAACCCATAGGATTTAAACCCAGTTATATCAGTATTACCAATACCATATCTCTCAATGGCAGTAGTAATTCCAGTAACGATTGTTCTACTCTGAAGAGAACCCCCAGATGCAGAAACAGATGCGATTCCAGCAGCAGAATAAGTAACATCAAGTCCATCACCAAAGTTTACTGTCTTTGCAGTACCAATATTTACATCATCATCTTCAACAACAATACCAGATCCACTGGCATTAACATTTAATAGGTTTGATCCATCAATAGCTGGTAGAATACCAGTTATATTTGCAGCAGGAACATTAGTAAGTCCAGTAGCAGAACCAGTGAATGATGAAGACGTTGTTACACCAGTAACATTCAATCCATATGGAGATGCAGTTACAGCCAAACCAACTGATAGTTGGTTAGCAATAGTTCCATTATGATCTACTTGTAAATTCCTATAAACTCTTACGAGTCTGTCTGGAGTATCACCTGCACTATAGATTCTCAATGCATCCTTCTGAACAGAAGGTAGGCCTGGATCAGTAGTTCTGAATAAGAAACTACCATCTTCACCAGAGGAATCGGTTCCAGAACTAATCTGGAATACCATCACATTCTGTAAGGAATCATCTAACTTGATATGACCATACTGACCCAACAATAGGTCTTGGTTATTCAAATAAAGATTTCCGACCAGTTGGGTATGACCCACAACTGTCAACTGATGTGTTGGATTGGTTGTTCCTATGCCTACCTTTGCAAAGGTATGAATACCTGCATTAGTTCTTACAAATACTTTCTCAGTACCAGTAACGGTAGCAATTCCTGCACCAAATGATACGTCAAGGTTAGAATTGAAATCAATAGTAGCGGCCGTACCAACTACACTACCACTGTCTCTAATCTCAACACCAGTACCAGCAGCAGTTACACCAGTAAGAGCAGATCCATCAATCGCAGGCAAAGCACCTGTCAATTGAGAAGAATTTAATGATCCATAGAATCCTGTTGCAGATACAATACCTGAAACAGTTACGGCCTCTGTAATAATAGTAGTTTTAATACCAACATTACCACTATCATCAATTACCTGACGGATATTTCCCTGTCCATCAGACAATACAACATGACTAGAAGTAGTTCTAAGATCTAGATCAGCATTGTTACCCTGATAAGAACCTAAGAGTAGGTTATATGATCCAGAAGTTACCTGTTTACCTGCGTCATTGCCTAATGCAATATTATAAGAACCAGTAGAAGCACTGTATAATGCTAGGTTACCAACAGCAACGTTGTATCCACTACCACCACTCACGGATCGTAATGGTTGATCACCTATACCAATATTGTTTCCAGAACCAGTACCTATAATAGAGTTACCAACTTTAAGGTTGACTCCACTAGGAGTTTCAATCCTACCAGAAAGAACTGTAGTAACACCAGTTACATTTAATCCAGAAACATCAAGAGTACCAGTAACATTTGCGTTACCAGTAGCAGTAAAGACTTTGCCTGGGTCTGGGCATGTCATACCCACACCGACTCTTGCTGTCGTTCCTATTCCTATCTGGCCAGGCAATCCATCGTTATTCCATATCGAACCAGTAGCAGTACTACTAATCGTTACGATACCACAAGTAGGACTGGTATTGATTAGAACATTATTACCTTCAACAATAGAAGTAACAATACCTGTTAGTTTATTACCTGAACCATAGTAAGAACCTGTTACGGTAACGCCAAGTGCAATCGTCTCCAGACGTTTTGTTCCATTCTGGAACAGCTCAACACTACCGCCTGGTTTGAAGTTTGCTAACTGATTACCATTGGTATCAATGATCTTTGTATGTGAATCTGATACTAACTTAAATGCAGATCCATCATAAAGTATATGTGCCTCATCACTATCACCAAAGTTAGCCTTAATAGTTGCAGGTAACTTCAGTCCCCCACTAGAGATCTTAGTGATCTTTATATCACCAAAGACTTCAAGACCATCGGTAGAAGCAGTAGTAGTACCAATACCAACATTAGATGATGTACTAATACCAGTAGAATTCTGGAACCAATATCCCGTTCCAAAACCTGCAACACCGCCAGCAAAATCAATTGCAACATTGGTTATGCCTGTTATCTTACCAGTATTATCAACAACAATCTGTGGAACTGTTGTGGCAGAAGCATATGTTCCGTCACCAGCACCAGTTAAGTTGGTCATTGCACCAGCATTACCAAAGAACTGCGACGCAGTTACGATACCACTAGTGTTAACACTAGAATCACTCTGTAATGTTACAGCAACATCTGAAAGACTTGCTTTGGGAGCAGTAACCTGTGCAGAATATGATAATACAGACCAATTCTCACCACCTACACCAACGATCCAGTCACCAGAATATACACTAGAGATGCCTGGGTTAGAATAGGTTGCAATACCAACATCAGCACCACCCTTAGCGACAATAAAATAGTCACCTGTTGTAATACCAGATGACGCAAGGGTTTGTCCTATGCCAGTATATCCTCTTCCCTGTCCAACAACTGTCAGTGCAGTAACTACACCAGCAACTGCATCAAAAAATCCAACGATGTTTAGGTTAGTTCCAAGAGCATTAATCTGTGCTTGTAGAACTCCTGACCCAACAGCCGTTGCAATACCTGTTAACTTTGATCCATCACCATGATAGGTGGTCGCAGTTACAATACCACCAGCAACAAATCCAGACGCACCAACTACATCTGTAGTAAACCCAACGTCATTAGTGAACGCTGACAATACAGATGGTTTGTTAGTAAAATTATTATAGTTTAGATAATATGATGGTGATTGACCATTGAGATTCAGAGTGTTAGTAGAAATCCCAGCAGTAAGAGCATACCCAGTAGAATTTGGCGCATTTAAAGTTAGACCATTACCAATCGAATCATAGATTTCATTAAAATTTGCATTGACTTTCAGCGCACCCTGTCTCAGGGTATCGCCTGTGCCGTCATTACTAGTTTGCCCAGCATTTATTAACTGTTTCGACATTATAGAAGTCTAGGGCTACACTATAGTCTATTTAGACTACAGTTTAAACCCACTAAAAGTATTCTTCTTGATGTCCTGCTTAATACCACCCACTACATAAGACTCAACTTCAGTCTCCTGTGGTGCTACCTGTAATCCTTTGGAACTAATCCAATGTTGTGTCCAAGGAAGAGGATTATTCTTTAAGGGTATGTCATAGATAGGATCTAATCCCAATGACTTCATTCTCTTATTAGCAATCCACTCAACATATTGATGCAATAACTTATCGTTCAACCCAATCATAGTACCGTCTTTAAACAAGTACTCTGCCCATTCTTTCTCTTCTTCCACAGCATTCTTAAACATTTCGATTACATTATCTTTCTCTTCTCTAGCAATCTTCTTCATGTCTGGGTCGTCACTCCCACTTGCCCAGTTTTTGAGGATTTGCTGAGTGAGGACGAGATGTTGGTTTTCGTCTCTTGCAATAAGGGAGATAATTTTTGCTGATCCTTCCATAAGCTTAAGCTCGCCAAAAGCAAACGAGCACGCGAAGGAGACATAGAAGCGTATGCCTTCCAAAATGTTGACGTTTGCAACTGCCCTGTATAGTGTTCTTTTGAGGTCATTAATTGTCCACTCCGTAGAGGGTGAACCCCGCCAATCAGGTCGCCAGTTATTACTTTGCCCGTACATTTGGGCATAATTTATGAACTCGTCGTATGCTCTCGTGACTGAGTTCGCTCGTTGTAAAATCTTTTTATCGTTTAGAATGGTGTCAAATACTTCTGACGGGTCGGGG